TAAGACCCACATGGAGGAATCCGTCTTGCTTAGTGTAGGTGGAAATACCATCGACAAAACTACTGAGATAACTACTAACAGCAGACAACCTTTTAACCCCTGTGATAAACTCTTCTGCATCTTTCATTTCACCTTTCTTTGCAACGTGGTTAATCATATCTAGTCTGTCTTTACCTGTGCTAAAACCGTTTGCACTAATCCAAGACTTGTTAGGTGCTCTAAACTGTAATCCTGCAGCGTGTGATAATTCACGTAGGTGGTATCCTTTACCGTCACACTCTTTACATCTAGTAGGTTTGGCATACTTTGTGCCATCTTTCCTTACTTTAAACACTTTCCCCTTACCTGTGCAGCTAGAACATATGACAGCGTATGTCTTGAGTATCATGTCACTGTTCTTTTCTACAGTATTTTTAAACTCCTCTGGTGTGTTTACGTGTTCAAATAAGTTAGCCCACTCTTTTTTATTGTGTACTCTTCTACCAAATATAACTTGTGATAATTGTTCTGGAGAGTTCAAGTTAATAGGTGTGTCACCCATTAATTCTCGCACCTTTTTTTGCAATCTGTTTTCAATCTCATTGTGCTCTCGTTGGAACTCATCACGGACATGTTCGAGGGCGGTAGTATCCACCCTGAATCCTCGCATGTACATTCTGGCAAGGGATTTACAGGTGCGGAAGGTAACTTCTCTGACGTTATGTAAGGAGGTAGAGGCAGGATCTTGATAGTCTTCTTCGATGGCTTTGTACAACTCACCAGTGCTAAACAAATCGCAAGACAAATAATGGCTAAGTTCACCCAAGGGTATCTCATTTGTATTGTATCCTTTTTTATAGTATGTCTTAAGAGTATCATCCTTTTGATATTCTAACTGTCTGCGCTGGGCACACTGCTCTAAACTTAATGGCTCCTTCTGTCCACGTAAAAGTAAATACTCAGCAAGCATAGTATCATAGATGTCGCCATCATATGTAAACCCACTAGACCACAACCACGATAAATCATACTGAAGATTATGTCCTATCAATAAAGTTGTAGAGTCAAGCCATCGTTGTAATCTGCATTTGTTTTCTAGTGATTCATTCTTTTCAACGTGATCAAAACAAAGCAAAGACTTTTGTTGTGTATCTAAACACAGTACACCTACCTGTGTAAGTGTATTAGATGGCTCAAAAGGATCGTTGTGTATCTTACCATCACGTAATGTGATAGAGTTTTCTACATCAAGTACTCTTCTCATACTTTGTACCTTGATCTATCACCGTCTAACTCACAGTGCACAACACCATGCCATCCACCACGTAGTTTATTCTTAGCTATGTTCAAATGTCTTTGTGAATCTTGTTCATCCTGGCCCTCCACTTGTGGATTCTTGGAAATCAAGATCATCAAATCACACTCTGCTGCCTTGCCTGTCTTACTACCTTCCATCATAGATTGATCTACGTAAACTTTACCTTCCGCATCAGCAGACAGTTGTGACATCCAGATAATAGCACAATCGTACTGCTTTGCTATGTTACGTGCATGTATCGCTGCATCTTTGAGATACACATGCGAGTCGGCACTACCCTTACTAGCAAACTTGTCACCCATATCCAACACCAAAATGTCAGGCTGGTATGCCTTAACTACAGCCTCAACCCAGCGCATATCTTTACCTGTGCTATCCTTGATCTTAATGTTATCGTGCACAGGTTTGTATCTAGTTGCAGCTAATGCATAGTTACCTTTAACTTCATCCATAGACATGTTAGATGCAGCACTTAGATACCTTGCACCTACACGATCATAGGATTCTTCATTGCACAGAACTATACACTTAGCACCCTGCCTAGCAAACCCATCTTCAGAAGCTATGATCGAAGCATGGAAAGATGTCTTGCCTGTATTTGGTCTTGCACCTACCAAAACTAAATGACCACCTGACACACCCTCTATACGTCTTTGAAGAGATGGTATATTAAACTTCCACTTAGCTTGTACGTCAGCCTTCTCTAGTAAGGTGTCAATAGATATGTCACCCCAATCAATCTTCAAGTTAGGCATAAAATCATCTTGATAGTCTTCTATTATTTTACGTATAGGCTCCAGTGTATTCTCTACACCGTTGACATACTTAACGCCCAAGTTAGCTATCTCCTCTCCTACTAACTTCTGAAACAAATTACCTATGACTTCCTGTGCAATGTCAGACGACATAGGTTCTGCTTTGTTTATCTTCTTGAACAACTCCCTGTAAGAATCTTTGTTAGCTGTAGTCAACACGTTGTGTGTGAAAAATAGTCCTTCTAATTCTGCTGGTGTTATGCTTTTCTCGTATGTCTCCATAGCGTAGTCTAAAGTTCTTTTTATACCACGTAAATCTTTACTAAATAAATTATCTGGAGTGCGAATACCTTTATTGTTTTCGTAGAACTCCTTGTCCATCAAGGTTCTTATTAGTGCCAACTCCATCTGTCTCTCCTTTACTCAAATAACTCACTGCCATCTCCATCATACCAAGCTTGATGTATGTCTCTAGGTGATACATTAATATTATTTGCAGCTTGTTTTTGTCTAGCTCTTTGTCTTTCATCATCCGACATGGGACGTATCTTTTTGAGCCTATCTATTCTTTCATAAGCCTGTCTAATTTTTTGTTGATACTGTCGTATCTCTTCTTCTAAGTTTTCTATTTCACCGCATACGCTCATAGTTTCTACTCCTTAACTCCTATGCATGGTAGTAATATAGATAGCTTACAGTACTTTGGATAATCATCATACGTCATAGCTATCAGTACTGGTGGTGCAGCTATCAGTAAAGCTACAATAGCTGATGCTTTTATTACACCGTTTATATTACCCCTCATTTTCTTTGCTCCTTTGCTAATGCCATCCAAGACACGGGAAACAACTCATGCATCTTCATGCTAATTTGATTGGCAACCTCTTGTGTCTCTGCCTGTGTGTCAGAAGAACAACGTAATAAACACATATCAGAAAACGCATCCAAGCTACCTGACCAGTACCATTCAGTCATCATGCTCTGTGGCAGCACCATACGGGCTTGCTCTGGACAAATACCTAAGTCTAGTAAATACTCATAATCCTTTTTAGCTGACTCTGCCATGTTTCTAGCTAAATCAGAAGACACTGTGATTTTACCAGAGCTACCCTGCTTTTTATCTTCACTACGTCCACGCCATACGTCAGGCACATAAAACTCAGGCTCACTGTCTACATATCTACGACTAATCTCATTCCATCGTAGGAACTTATGTTTGACTAACTGCCTAGCTACAAACACTGGTGCCTTAACGTGGAAGCTGGCAAAGCAATGCCCAAAGGGTGACATGTGTTCATGCTTGGCTAAATAATGGATCAGCCTGTTGTCTTCTTGCTCTTTGTACACATCATGTTGCTTGTTAAAGGATACTCTAGCTGCATTCACTACAGTCAAATCTGTACCCATGTGATCTATGTATGTTGCCTTAATCATGTTCACCACCAAACATTCTACCGCTTGTTACATTGTCAGTAGGTTTTTTATTAGATCTTTTATTGGCTTCTCTGTATACTCCTGCAGTTATAAATATACCACCAATTAGTAATGCATGACCTAATGCACTGATGCCAAACCAAAGTATATTACTAATCCACAATGCAAAGATTGCACTCCACATGTATGCCAGTATTTGAAACATTGCATGTGCAGCCATTGGATCTAATATTTGAATGTGCCGCAAGGGGGAGTTCTGTATAGTCATTACACTAACCCATGCCTCTTTAAAAAAATCAAAGATACTCATCATGCTTAAAGGCACAATCTTCTGTTTGTTACTCATTTTTTAACCTTATTATTTAAGTTCATAGGTGAGTAAACCTCACCATCATACTGTGAGCCTGTCTTATTTGGCCCTGTTTCAACGCCACTGTTACAGCCAAAGACAACTATCATTAAGAAGATAATAGCATAAATGGTAACTCTCTTAGACCATAAGATAAACATCTCAAAAGTTTTTTCTGCTTCTATTTGCGCTGCTTCTCTAGGTGTCATGCTTACCTTCTCGCCTATTCCTTAGTTTTTGTAACTCATTAAACTGATTTTCATCAATACAATTTACCTTCTCTACTGGGCCTGGAATAACGCCATTATACGCTATCATCATACCCTCTACGTATTTAGATATTTCGTTGTTATCTGTCAACGTAGCCATGCAAGTTTCCCTATCATTATAGGTAGGGTTAGTGAATATAAATGTATCTCTTGTGCCATCAGAATTATAAGACAAAAAGAATACCATTACAAACCATTTCATTTTATTCTTCCTCTTCTTTCTCTAAGCCAGCCCTGATTAAAGTTACAAAGCCTACATTAAATATAGCTGCGAATGTTTCAGGGTCACACTCTACTTGTAATGTAGCACTACCATCTTCATGTTCTTCTACCTCTATTACTTTAACAGGTTTATTTATATATTGTTCATTCATCATTCTTCCTCCAAACAAAAGTTACACCACGTATTTTTAGTTGGTGCTCCACAACTTACACACTGATACATATCTTTACAGAGTGGACATGAAGTGTAATCCTTAGTACTAAACTCTTTCTTACACCAAGCACATACTACATCTTTAACTCTTCGCATCATGCTCGTTTACCCCTTAAAGCAAAGAATAAACCACCTACCCAAAGAAAAACATGTAAGTTATCATATAGTAAAACATCCATTAAACTATCGGGTTCACCTACCCATATCACTCCTGTCATAATACAACAAATAGTAATACCACAGAAACGTGTAAGTAAATCTGACCAAGGGTGCATCATATCTCTAATCCAAAAATCCCATATGCTTGACCCTATAATACCACTGACTATTAAACCTATACCTGCACCTATTTCACCATACGCAGCGAACCACCAAACGATGTAAGGTAGACCAAATGAATCAGCATCTTCGATACTAATAGGTAGTTTAGAAAAACCTTGTTGTATAAACACAATGGACAAAGGTATACGTAAAAGCCAGTGACTAAAACAGAACTCAGGTATCCTATTTAATATCTTAGTTATCAATGTTTATCTCCTTTGTGTTTTTCTTTTCTTGCTGGTTTAGGTTTCTTCTTATCAGGTATAACTTGTTGCTTATACTTAGGTTGCCGCAAGTCTTTAGCCATAGGGTTCTGTTTATTTAATCGCTCCATCTATCATAATCCTTAAATTACTTATATCGTTAACACGTTCATACTTGATGTCATCCTCAACGTGTAACACCCAAGCAGGTAAATCAGTCCAAAGTTGTATCTTTTTACTGAACTCCATACTTTTACTAAGTGCATCAGGATCAAGTGCAACTAAACAGCTTGACGAATTATCACTTATATCAGCCAGATGATCTTCTGTCAAGCTAGTACCAAGTATAGCAAAGCCTGTCGTTCCTGGCATACGTTTAGCTACAGTGATAGCACTAATAACATCTTCGACTATGACATATACACCGTTGGGTTTACTTATACATCTTTTGTAGAAGCTTCCAATACCACCGTATCTGTACCACTTTGGTATAGCTCCATCTAATGCACGGCCTATGGCATCTATCAATCTACCATCGTTATAGATAGGAAAAACTGCACGTTTACTTTTAACGTCATACATTAAGTTCTCATGTTTAAGTATAGGCCAGCGCATAATAAATCTACGCATCTGTCCGTTTTGGACAGTGTTACCATCAACTACATGTTCTGGATAAACAAAGGTAGTTAAATCTTTATTATCATTATGTGATTCTATTAGGGGCTTCTTGAAGTAAGACTGCATTTCTTCCATGGTCATAGCTGTTGATACCATGCCCTTTAAATCGCACGATAATTTGTAACAGTTGTAGATAATACTACCGTCAACCTTACGTGCAGTGAAAGTATTCTTGCTGCCACATTTAGGGCAAGCCTTGCGTATTGATTCACCCTCAGTTAAGTTCAGTGTTTCTTCTATGTGGTTGTTCATTTTTTTTCCTACAAAAAGTTTTCACTAGAATAATATTTAAATCCTTTATTCTTATTACTAGCTGTATTTTTTACAGCTTTCATATTATCAGATACAGAAACCCATCGTAAATTATACACTGAGTAATCTAGTTTATCTTCATTTATATGATCTACATTATAGTTATCCAAAGGTAATGGATTATAAACATACGCCATACCAAATATTCTATGTGCATACACACGGACACCTTTATCTCCATTACTTATTGTATAACAGGGATAAACAGACCGACTACAATTTGGCACTATTATATTGTTTGTACTGTTATTGAATATGTAAGGAAAATCCATCCTATCTTTGTACATAGGCAGTGGATGCGTCCCTCCTGTAGGGTAAATAGTATACTTTCCTTTAGGTACAGAGTTTAAAAAGGATGATGTTCTATTTAAATCAATCCTTCTTTGACCTTCATCACCAAAAAATATAGATATAGAACTAATATCTAAACAATCTTTAGCTTTTATTTTGTCTTTAAGAAACAAATCATACTGCATTACTTTCTATCCTTGTATGCATTGCGCTGGGCTAATGCTTCTGATGCTCCAGTATACGTGTGTTTGATGTATGGAGTCAAGCTATTTATGCTAGTGTGTCCACTAACTTGTTTGATCTGTGTTACATCTACACCAGCTTCAACCATCTCAGTGATAGCAGTACGGCGCATATCCATAGCTGTCAGGTGCTTTGGCAGTCCAGCTTCTTGCAGTATTGCATTTACGTGTACGTGAAGGCCTTCCTTAGTGTACGGCTTGTACGCTCCATCACTTGGCTGTATCTGTGGTGCTACCAATACTTGAAAGCTAAACGTTTCGTGTTGCTGTCTCAGTACGTGCATCAAGCCATCACTGATAGGCAAGTGTACTGCCTCACCTCGTTTGCTTTGCTCAAAGTCACAGCGTCCTTTGTTTAAATCTATAGCGTTCCACAACAGCATACGCATATCACCTACACGCTGGCCCCACTCGTAAGCCATCTGCACAATCAAGCCTACGGATCGCCACTTCCACTGGCTGTACGCTGTATCCAAGAATAGCTTGACTTGGCTTGGCTCCCATATAACTTTACGTGCAGGGTTAGGTGTCTTATCTAAGTACGGCATGGGGTTATCAATGTGTAAGTTATTTTTCTTGCCCCAATTAATAAGTATAGACATGATCGCAGCTATCTTGTTGGCACGATACACGCCTCGCTTTAGCCAAGCATTGTAGTGTATTTGCAGGGTAGGTACAGTCAAACGTTTAAGATTGAGATGCCCTGATCCATCTTCTATTATATTTAAGCAATCAGAGTAGTCTATCTTTGATGCCCTGCCTAGCTTGCGGAACGCATCTGATTTTAAGTATGCATACACTAGCTGTTGTACTGTTTTAGCTTTTACCATCTCCTGCGCGTCTTCCAGTAAACCCAACATTCTGAACAGTGTCCCTTCCCTATAACTAAATCAAGCAGCCAAACCAAGTTAGGCTTACGCTCTCTTTTCCATTGCCAATTCCTAGCACTAAACGTCTGGTTGTTCGTGCCGCCAAGTATTACGTTAACTAATACTGAAAAGGCGGCAAGAACTCTTTTAATGTACAAGGCCATAAGTTATTCCTTGTTACTACTTTTTAAGTAGAAATAGATGAAGCCACCTATGTAAGCTATCAAGAACGGTAAGATTATCTGTGAACCTGCTACCATAGCGGGTAATACATTTCGCCATTGTCAATCAGTTGCTTAATGTGCTGTATGTCTTCACGCATAGCATCAGCAGTAGCTAAATCACCTAGCCAATCTGCCC